TGCGCCATCTGCACCATCCTTGCCCGGAGCACCATCCGTTCCGTTTGTTCCGTCAGCCCCGTCGTTGACCGTAGCGACAGTTTCTCCGTCTACCTTGATCGTTGTAACCTTCCCGGACTTGGACGCCGTGATAACGGGCGTGTGCCCGTCTGCGCCATCTGTACCGTTTGTGCCGTCTTTACCGTCTGCGCCCTTGAGATCGGCAATGGCAATGAGGTTTTCCCACGTCGCGCCGCCGTCGTTGGAATACTGGATGTAGCCATTCGCGACGCGCATATCGATGGCGCCCGCTCCTCCGGAGCCTCCGCCAGAGCGTGCCGCCTCGTTGATGGCCGCAACAAGGTTATCCTTTGCCTTTGTCGTCAGTTTGGAAATGTCTCCGATCTGCGCCTGAATCGCATCGAACCAGCGCTTGGACGGCTCGTCCGGCGGCTCTGCGCCTGCTTCGAGCGCCGGAACAACGATAAAATCAAATTTGTTGGATTTCGCCAGCGTATCGCCAAGGTGCCACTGCAATTCACACTGTCCAAATCCGGCCTTGTCCGTATCCGCGCTCGTTACCGTCCAATAGGCCGTAAGGCCATCGACCGTAAGAGTCACCGGATACGCCGCAGAATCGCCCTTGCGCTTTACCAGAAGCGCCGGAGTGCCGCCGGGGAATACTTCCTCGAAAGGAGCCAGCGTAAACGCGATCCTTGCGGCCTCATTTTCGCCCGTCCGCCCAAGCGGTATCGGGTACTTGTGCGTAGCTTTAATTTCAACCATATGTTTCTCCTATCAATAGCCGATAACCATAACCCGGTACGATACAATGGCAAATGGTATTGTTATTGTTGAAGTAACGCGCGTAAGCGTTATCGAGCCGCTACTAACCGTTGGTGCTAAGTATGCGAGCGACGTATCTCTGGAATAAAACACCGTATAACCGGTTGATTGCGAATCTGTGGCAACCATGGATTCCATGAGCACATTTCCTAAATCGTCTCTCGCGTCGCATATGGAAATGACCCCGTCCCCAACAGATTCATTCGAAAGCAGAATTATCGCCTTTATTCTTGTGAGTCCCTCCGTGTTCGGGACAACCATCTGAGTTGCGCTTGTCGGCGTGACGGCCTCCGCATAAATGACCTTTGCGCCGGGGTCTACCGGTTGAACGATTACAGGGTTAAACCCGTCCACGCCAGCAGGCGGCGTAAGCAGCTGCTGAACGCTCGTGGATTGCACCGTCTTGCTCTGGACGTTCGCGCCGGAGCCGCCCATGTTGATAACATTTGCCATTACTGCACCCTCACTCTCAATATCTGCACAGTCAGAGCAGCCGTCGGCACAGTTTCACTGGTAAACGCCATCTGGCCGTTCGTCGTAACGTCCTTTGCCTTGATCTTCGCCTTATTGTACGCGTCCGCGCTTGCATAGGCCGGGCCAACAATGTACTTATAGCCGGACGATACAAAGAGCGCATTGGAAACTGTCTGCTGTTTGTTCGTCCAGCCGTTTACCGCCAGCGTCGCTTCAATAGAGTTCGGCAACGCATATGCAGGAATGCCGCCCGCCGCTTTTACGGCCCCGGAGGGATCGTAATCCGACTCAAGCATATCGCCAGTTCCGGCCCCGGAAGCGCCCCGGCAATAGCCCGCGTCTTTCGTGCTTCCGTCCGAAAACGTCAGAATCAAGTGATACTGCGCATCAATGGAAGCGCCCGTGACGGATACGCCATCCGCGCCTGTGACCTTGCCCGTGTCGATAACCGTTCCGTCGGTCGTTGTAATCACAAGGTGGCCGAGCGCGTTGACCGTCGCATTGTTTATCTTCGCCGCCTCAACGCCAGCCGCCTTTGCAAGGGCTTTCAGCGTCGAGCCTTTAATGACCTTGGTCGTCCCAGACTGTGAAACGAGCAGAAGATCTTTGTCTCCAAAACTGGCCGCGACATTAAAATCAGATATCTTTTTGTATGTTTCAGCCATTTTCAGCCTCCTGTTTGATAAGCTTGTCCAGCTCGTTATTGATCGCCACGACTGCGAAGCAGTCTGAACGACCAGTGACACGGATCTGATTCAGTGTTTCTTTTATAGCCTTTAGTGATTCAAGCCGTTCGTTCATATCTCCACCTCACAATGCTGTTGCCGTACCGTTTATGTACTTTTTGACCGTGTGATTTGTAAAATCGATCATGATCCCGTCGCTTCCGGTACGGTTTCCAAGCCACAGTTTGTGCGCGGAAGCTTCAAAGATCTTCTGTATGAATGCGGGCGTCGTGTTTCCAAGTTCCAAAGTAGGGTTGCTTCCTTCAACATAAAGGCCCATTTTGTACGTCCCGTCCGTGTAAATCTCCATGCCGTTGGAAAGCATCTTCGCATAATCCTGTTTGCTCTCCTGCGCGTAGATCGTGCAGCCGACAATATCAATGGCACTGAGTGTGCCCGCCGTGATCTCGTCAGCGTTCAGATTCTTCACATCGATCTTGCTTGCGTCGATGGAGCCGATCTTCACGTTTCCCTGAATGTTCACGCCATCCTTGGAAAGCGTGATGGACGCGCCGTTTTCAGCCGCAGAATAGGATAACGTCAAACTGTTCAGATTCAGGTCTATCGCGCTCTGAACTTCTGCCGCGCCGACTTTCCCGCGAACAGTAAGGGAAATCTCCTCTGTAGTCTTGCGTATCTCAGAAATGGAAACAGCCGTCTTGCGTTCTTCCTTCGTCCTTCCCTGATACGGGTATTCGTGGTTGACCTCTGTATCTATCGGTGCTTCAATGCTGGCGCTCATGGAGACGCCAATTGTGAACACCGCAGATGCAACAATGGAATTCTTTCCATTCGGGCTTACGCTGTCTCCAAGCTCGATAGCCGGATTCAGCCTCGCCGTACCAGCAGAATATGGAAGATACGACACACCACCAAGCAGGCTATTCACATAATCACAAATTGCCTGCGTCGCATAGATACAGTCCGCTTGAATCTCATAGCCTGACGTGCCGGAAGAATACTGCGTATCCCCATCTGGATAAAGCGTGATCCTTCCAATCGTCACCATGTCGGAAAGCGCGTCGTAGGATGCGACGCGCGTCGTATCGACCGTAGACGGAGAAACAAGCCGTACAAGCCGAAGCTTGTTTTCTTCGGTAATGATGAAGTTGCCGCCGGACGCAGCCGCGATTCCAGAAAGCACCTCTCGCATCGTATAAAGCCCTACAGGGCTGTCAATGCTGTAAGGTGCAATCTGGTTGCGGCTGTCCGTTTCCACGCCGAGAGCCGCCGCGATGTACGCCACAGCGGCATTCATCGTCATGGAGCCTGCCGAGTTTGGGAATTCCTGCTCTGCCGCAAGCATCCGGTCATATGCCGTGATGGTCATAAGACCGTTTGCGGCAAGTTCTCTCGTGTCGATGTAGAACGTTCCAAATGGAATCCAGTCGGTCACGACCGAATATGCACCGGCCAGAATGTACCCATCGTCCGTTTTGATGATGTTCCCAGCCTCGTCCGTGACCAACGTGGTAGGCTCGTAGTTCGTGAGCCGGACATAGCATTCAATTTTTGCTGCCGTGGGAATCGTTCCTTCCGGCCTGAATACCATGTCCAGCATTGCGGACGTAGCCTGACCAATGGTCAGCTTGTCCATCATGGATTTCGTGATCTGCGCGGACTTGATAGACCCGTAGGTGTATGTGACCCCGTTTATGACGGCCTTGAATTCAGTTTTGTGGTCGATTTCAAAAACGCTGTTCCAGTTGCTCGGAACCGACTGCATGGTATCACCTACTTTTCAATGAGAGGGAACGTGATTCCGTCCCAATACTCGCGCCCGTCCGGCTTCTTGATGCAGAAGGACGCAGGGTTGTTGTTGGAATACATCGTTTTTGTAACTGTGCCGCCCTCCTGCGGATCTGTGTACTGTACCTCGACAAAAACAGGCATGATCGCAGACAGAAGGTCGGAAGCCTCCGAAAGGAGCAGAGGGCGGCACGTAACGTCCAGCCTGACTTTCGTAGCGACGCGCGTTCGCTCCATATTGCCGTCCAGCATACGCCCGGTGTCTGGGGAATCTACGTCGTTCCTCGTCCACTTGAAGCCACGGAACGCAATGTAATCCGTAATGTCTACTCCGTTTATCTTTACTGTCATAGTGTCTCCTTACACGCCGGACAGCGCCGCACCGTACATACGGTTTCTCCGATTCTGCCCCGCCGTGATCTCTCTGCCGTCGAGATAAACGCGCGTATCGCTCTTGCCAATTCCGGACACAAGCGGAGCCATCGCGCGGTACACGCCGTCAGACACGGCCTCAACAATCTGGTCATTATTCGCTACAGCCGTCCGTCCGCCGATAGAGCCGACGAATTCAGGCCCTGCCTCTCTCGCCATGAAGAGATCGCCGGAGCTAACAAAGCCGCCGGAAGCGTAAGCCCTGACCTTGTTCCCATTCTTCTTGAAAATGTTTGAAAAAAGATTCCCGCCGACGCCTCCGCTGAATAAGTTGCTTACGGTCGCCGCTGCGTTCTGGATGCTGGGCGTTATAGTGTTGCTCCAAAAGTTTTTGACCTTGTCCCACGCACCGGTGATCTTCGTGGAGATTGGAGACGTGATGTTGTCCTCAAACCACTTTCCAACGTTCCCGAACATCCCTGTGATCTTGTCCTTCGCGGTCTGAACTTTGGTTGTGATCGTCGTGCAGGCCGTATTCCATGTTGTTTTAATGGGCGTAGACACATTGTTCTCAAACCATGTTTTCAGGCTTCTCCACTTCTCCGTAACATTTGTATAGGCCGTCGTTGCTTTCAACGCGAGCAAAGACGCCGCTCCTTCCCATGCTACTTTGATTGGTGCCGCAACATTCTCGTCAAACCATGCGCCGACTCCCCCGAGCGCTGTTTCTATGTCTGTCAGCATCTGGTCTGTGACATCCCTTAGAGAAAGGCCATTTTCAAGATTCTTCTTTGCCTGCTCGAACGTCCCCTTGCCCCAAATGCGATCAACGATGACGTTCGTCAGTTTGTTCCCCCAGGTATCTGCGCTAAGATAGTCTTCCATCGACTTTGTGATATTTTCCCAAAACCCGTCCATGTTGCCAGTGAATAGGTCTCCTACGCCATCCCAGAAATGCTCAACGGAGCTGCTCAATTCGTCCCAGTTCGTAATGATATCCGTTATGGTCATTACAAGGGCGATAGCCACCGGGAACGCCCATGCCCCAGCGCCAAGCGCGACCGCGCCAGCTCCGATCAACGCGCCGGAAATCATTTCCTTTATAAGCGATTCAACGCTTGTGGCTCCATATTTGCCTGATAGAATGTTTGCAATATTGTCTGCCGCCACTGCAACACCGGCAAATATAAGTGAAATACCAACGCTGATGTTTTTAGGGATCTCAAGGCCGGAAAGCAGTGAAATTCCTTTTAGCAGCGCACTTGAAAGCTTCCATGCAGCAATCGCAACGCCAATGCTCTCTGCAACTGACAGGATCTCGTCGAAATGGTCTTTTATCCAAGTCGCCGTTTCCTTTATCTTGCCTCCGACTTCTGCTTCCTCGAACATATTCGAGTAGTCCGCGCCAGCGGCTCCGCCGCCTCCACCCTTATTCTCATCGTTCAGGCGGTTGATCTCGTCAAAACCGAGCAGCGTCTTTTGCAGCTCCTTTGCCGCTCCGGACGCGCCTTTCAGGCTCTTCGCATAGTCGACCGTGTTTTTCTTCGCTTTGGTGAATGTGCTCTTCCCGTTCAATGCTTGGAGGAACTGATTGACCGCGTTTGCCGCATTGATGAACGCATCAGCTATCGTGTTGACAACAGGCAAGAGCGCAGTAAGCACGGGCATGATGGCCGCGCCGACCGAGTTTTTCACCTGTAGCAATGTTGATGCATACTCTGACATGGTGGCATTCGCCGAGGATGCGTCTGTGTTGTTTATCGCCGCGCTGTATTTCGCAAGATTCTGAATGCCCTCCTTTGCCGCAGACGTTACGCCCTTGATGGCCGCCCGGATCGCGCGATACATCGCTATTCGCCCTATCGAATTTACAAACTGTCCTATTTTTGTTTTTGAAATTGCCTCGGATAAGGAGCCGAAAGCCGAGGATGCCTTTTTCACGGATTCTCCTGCACTGCTGGCAGCCTTTCCCGCTGCCTTCACGGCGTTTGTCCGCTCTTGCAGTTCCTGCGTCTGCTGTGGAATGTCTTGTGGCTCGGCGTTTCCGTTCGGTGCCTGCGCCGCACTTGGCGTTGTGTTAGCCGGAGTCCCGGCATTCCTCGGCGCATTCGCCGCACCCGCCACGGCGTTCACGTTCTGTGCAGCCTCTCTAAGGTTTGAGAAGTCAATATCCGCAATGCCCTGTAGCGTCTGTAATGTGGTTGAAAGGCCGTCGTTCGCGCCCGTGACATTATTTATCGCCGTACCCAAACTCTTTATCTGGTTGACAGCAGCCTTTAATCCCGCGCCACCGGAAACAGATTGCTTCAACTGCGCCAGCGCCGAAACAAGTCCCTCTATTCCGCTCGAGGCGTCCGAAGCGCTTTTTTTAATCTCAATTTCCAGTGTTTCAACTGTCGCCACTCATATCACCACTTTTCTTTTTGAAATTCCGCTCCATATTCTTGAAGAATGCGATTGCCCTTTCTCTCTCACGCTTTACCCGTGCCGCCCGTTCTTCCGGCGTGTCCGGTGTGATCTTCCGGGGTTTGCTCGGATACTCGATAGGCTTTTTGCCTTTCCCGGCAAAGGCGTTGGACAGCGCGATAGAAATAGCATCAAAAAAATAAACGCCTTGGAGCCACAATTCATAATTCTTGCTCTCAAGACGTAATCTGTCTGCTTCAATATAAGGCTTCATCTTGGCGGGATTCATATTCCAGAATCCCGCCTCGCTGATTCCGATCATGAGACATTGCGGAAGATACGTCTCAATGCATTCCTCACGAAAGGATGCGTAGTGCTTTTTTACGCAGTTTCCGTCTGGCCCTTGCTGCCCGCCGTTTCCGCTCTCTTGGACAGAGCCTGAAAAAAACCGCTTTCTTCGACGGCCTGCCGGAGAACATCTGCAAGCTCCTCCATCGTACCGCCGTTCAAAATGTGCTTCTCGATCTCTTCTCCTGCCTGATCTGCCTTGACGCCCATGCACATAGCCGCGTAAGCACGGATAAACATGATGGACTTCGCTTCGATATCGGACATGGGAACGCCCATATCCTCGAACTGACAGACCGTGTTGAAGGTGATCTCCTTTGTCGGATACCCCTTCCCGTTAATTACGATTCTCTCCTGCATACACATTCCTCCATGAAATTAGGCGCTTGCCGTCGGTTTTACTGCCGTTTCCCAGCCAATGTTTCCGTTCGGGGTGATATATGCCGTGTTCTCAAGAACACTGTCCACCTCCGCGCCAGCAAAGCCAAGCGGAGACGGGTTACCCGTGAAGAAAAACGCCTTGGTCAGGCCGGGAACGTAGAATTCCCACCACGTTTTCTTTCCGGCTTCCGCTGCGGTCTTATACTGGTCAACAATATCATCCCAAGTCGTTTGCAGATCGTTGGACATGTTGAAGGTCACAGCCAGCGCCCCGCCGGGGTCTTTCAGACCGTCGATGTAGGTTTTCCATTCCGTCGCTTCGAGCGGCGTCGTTTCCAGCGTGGACGGCTCCGGATTCATGTCCGGGAGGCTCTTTGCGCCCTTGATCTGCGTGAAAGCCGACGGCTTCGTCCCCGCGACTGTTTCGATAGCATAGCCAAGCAGAATGCCTGCCGTGCTGAGTTCAATTGCCATTTGGCTACCTCCTTAGAAGTCGTTTATTTTCGTCAACGACTGTCCGATACCGTGCGTTCATCCGGTAGATGGATGTTTCCGCGTTCGGCAATGTCATGGGCTGCCTGCTCAGTCTAGCAAAACCCAGCGCTGACATTTTTTCGTCAATCGTCTGCATGATTTCTTTTGCCTGTGCTTTGCGCCCACTTTTAAGGTTGCTGTATACGTTGACCTCATACATGAGCTGAGAGTGGTGTGAACCTTCCGTATCAAGCGCCGGAAGGTACGCTGCGTTGTCCTCTTCGATAATGCTGGCAGCCGGGAAAAACTCAGGAGCGTGGACATACTCGCCAGTCACAAAAATGTCCCCGTATTTCGCTTCCAGCGTCGTCGCAACCGCATCGAACACATCTGTCTCAATATCAGGAACCACCTGTGAACACCTCCCGCGCTATCCGCAAAATCTCCTGCTGTAGTTCTTTCCCCGTCTGGTACATCGTCGCGGACGGCGGGTTGCCGTATGTATGCAAGCCGCCCTTGTCCTTCGGCAGCCACCATCCCTTGGGGTCGTCCCAATGGCCTTTGCCCGGATATGTTCCGGGCCCGTAGTTCATCGGGACAGGATGCCCGTATCCGTATGTGACGCCGGAGCCGAATTCGATGAACAAGACTGCCTCGCCGGATGCAATGATGGAATAGCCATTCTCTATAGGCTCTACAGAGATAGAAACGTCATTGTCTCCCGTGTAGACCGCCCTTGAAAATCCGAGGGAGGCTTTTGTGGCTCCAATTTCGGCTAGTCGCCGTGTCACTTCATCGATTTTTCTGTCCCACTCAGCATTAAGTTTCCGGATATCCTTGATGGCCTTATTGATAGACGTGGGATTCAGCTCTATCGTGATCTTCTTCACGACACGGACACCTTCTTGATCGCAACCGTCGTGCTGTTGATGGACTTCGCCACCTTTACGACAACGTAGTCCCACGGGGTCTCCGTGGAGCCGTCAGCGGCGATCTCCGGCGCTTTCTCGATCCAGAGAACCGAAGACTCGTACAGATTCAAATTCTTGTCACAGGTCGTTATCACCCTGTCGTAGTCGGCATTGATTCCGAAGTGTTCATCGTCCAAGGAACCACGCGCGGCAGATACATTCGCTCTGGCCTCGATGGGTTTTCCGTACTTTACCTTGTACTGGCCCGTCCGCTTCCCGTCGGAAAGGATTTTCTCGTTCCCGGTATAGTTGGCGTACCAAAACCGTCTTTCATTGCGTCGGAGCGATCTCAATACGCCACCACCTTTGCGCATACGTTGTTCCGTATGTAAGAAACCATATCGGAGTACTTGAACACTCTGGAAATGCCGTTTTCGCTGTGGGAGGTCTGGTTTTCCGTGCCGATCAGGTTGTACCCGGCAATGACCGCCATGATCTCGACTGTATCGTAATCGGGAGAAATGGATTCAGCCCCAGACCATGACAGTATCTCGCTTTCAGCCATGGAAAGGTACGCACCGATCAGCTCTTCGTTCCCGCTCTCTCCGAGAAGAAGCTCCACTCTCCTGATTTTTTCATCAAATGTCACGATGCGTACCTCCTGTTATCAGGCGATGGTAAACCAGCCCTTGGTCTTGGGGTTGTCGCCGGATGCGGGCGTGACCTTTACATAGCCAACGCCAGACTTCGCGTAGTAAGTCTTGCTGGCGTTCACGGTTTCCTCCGTTGCTGCGGTTGCGGTGCCCTTGAATACCTTGACGTCCTTGGTCTCGTCCGTCAGCGCTGCAAGGTAGTACTTGCGGGAGAAGATGTAGTTCTCGCGCTTGTTCGCCGCGTCCTCGGAGCGATTGTTCGCGATGTTCTGCTCGACCTCGACGCCCTTCTTGTTGAAGAGAGTTACGGCTTCCTTGGTCGCCACATAGACAGAGCCGGACGTTGCGTCCTTCTTGGTGTAAACGTTCACGCCTGCAACCGTACCGACATAGCCGTTTCTTGCAAACGACTCAACGTACTGGAGCGTATCCTTGAGTTCCTTCCGGAGTTCTGCAACATCGGCCGGGCTGACGAATGCAAAAATGCTCGCGCCCTCAAGGTTCTCAATGTTGAGCATTGCCTGTGCGTCTGCAAATGCATCAAAGTTCAGTTTGGTGGCAAGGACGACCATAGTTGCCTTTGCGAACTCGCCGTAAACGTCCTTGTTTACAGTGTTGAACATATCGGAACCGGCGCGGCGCATACCGACGGGGACGATCATGGGGTCTTCCATTGCGTCCTCGTCGAGATACTTGAAGCGATTCTGCGCAAGAAGGATCTTGTATTCATCCTGCACATAGCTGACCTCGATGGTCTGAGTGTTGCCGACACCCTTTGCAAGCTTTTCCGTACCGGCGGTCGCGGAATAACGATTGACCTTTCTGGTCATACCGGCAGTTCCGGTCAGGTTGTTGTCAACCGTGCAGAACTGCTGGAGATCAAGGTGGGAATTGTACTGATCTTCGATCTCGTTCGAGAGGAAGAAATTGCTATAGGGCTTGTTCATAAATTAGTTACCTCCGTATAATTTTTCGTACTGCTCCGGGTTCTTCTGAGAGAACTCGAAGCGTTCAGCCACGCTCATCTTGCGCAGACTGTCCAGTGTGACACCGGCATCCTTCCCTGCGGGCGGCTTCTGGCCCTTTGCGAGATTCCCCGCATCCGCTGCGGCTTTCAGTGCTTCGTTGTGCTTCTGCTGGTTGGCGAAAACAACGTCCATCTTGCCGTCAGCAAGGGCCGCCGCCGTATCTGTGGCAAGCTGCTCCGCATAGCCAAGCCCGAGGAACTTCGCCTTGTACTCGGAAACGACCTTCTCTTTTCTGAGTTTTTCAAGCTCTTCCATGATCTTCTTTTCGTTTGCCGTCCGCTCCGCTGCCGCCGCCTCGTCCTCGGTCATTTTCGATTTGAGCTGCTTGGACAGGTCTGCCGCCTCGGAAGCCTTGCGGTCGAACACGGCCTTTTCGACGTACTTCGACATATCGACCGGGTCGGCAAATTCCATGCCGGTAATTGCCTCTCTGGCCTCCTGCGGGAGTGCGTCGAAATTAGGGATTTTGCTGGTGTCGATTTTCATAATTCATTCTCCTTTGGGATTTAAGGCTTCTCTGCCTGTGTAAAGTGGGCTTTTTGCGCTGATCTCCCAGCGTTTGGGTCTTCAGTTCTTCTCTGAACAAATCTGTGAATAAACAAAAAATGGCCGACAAGAAGGAAAACCCTCTCGTCGGCCATGCCTTGCCGCTTCCATCGGACATCATCTTACCGATGGGCCGATATTTAATTATCTGTCAGGCCGGTATTTCACCTTTCTGGACACGTCCACAACGACGATCCCGGCCTTTTCGTTCTTGATCTCGGCGATCCCGCCGTTTTTCAAAATCGCCTCTACGGCTGCTATGACTTTTTCGTCCAGCATAGGATCACCCCCTGACAGGTACAAGGATGCATCTGCATCCGTAGTGCTCTTTTGGCGGAACCTTGTCTATGTCGTAAACAACGCCGTCCCGTTTGCCGCAATCGTCGCAAACACGATCATCCTCCATCGTCACCCAGCGCACACGCTTTACGCCGCAGTCGCGGAACGCAGCCAGCATTGCAGCGTCACACGCGCCGATGCCGTATTGAAGCGTCTGCGTCCACCAATAGTTCGCGGAGCGACGGATGTCGGTCTGAAAGTTCTCGCGGCTGTCGAACTCCCTATCCGTAAGAATGCACTCGTTGAGCCGCATCCTGCGCCGCTCAACTTCTTCTTCGTAGATGTAGCGGGTCACCGGATTGTATCCCTGCAAGTAGCTTTCGACCCACTTCGCATCTATTTTTCGCCGTTTCCCGGCGAACCCGAGCTGCGACGCCTGACCGAAAGCGAACAGGTAAGCAAATAGCCCTCCGTCTAAATATAGCCGCTCGTTCCGCTGCGAAAGCCGCTTGTACATCTGAGCCGTGGCCTTGCGCGTGTTCAAAACGTTCAGCTCGTCGAATCCCATAAGAGAGAGCCGATTAAACTCCCTCCTGAGATTGTTCTTGACTGCCGGAAGCTCCTTGTCCAGTTTGCTGTAGATCGTCGTTTTCATCGCTGTCCACCTCTACCGGCTCCCACTTCTTCATCTGCTCCTGATAGTACGCTTCCGACATATTGAACGCCGACTGCGGGTCTGAGAACAGGCCGCAATGCTCGAATGCAAGAGCAGGATGGATGTGCGAATTATTGAGCATAGAAACAAGCACCTGTGACTTGCTCTGAATGTTATCGTAATTGTGCCGCGTGAACTTGATATCGACGTCTTTCAGCATGAGCGAAAGCCCGCCGGAACGCTTGATAATGGAAAGCGCGATTTTCAGGAATTCTCTTTCAGAACGCTTGAAGTTCGCCTCGTCGGATTTCGCTCTTGCCTCTGCCGTAGACCATCCGTCGCGGACAATGACCGCTGCTCCGGTATCGCTTGTGCTTGTTCCGCCGTTCCTGTTCGGCATACCGACGATTTCAAGCACCTTCTGGTACAGATCGTCAATGAGCGTCTGCGTCTGCGTCTGGTTTAGCTGCTCGTTAAGAACTTTAATGTCTGCCTTGTTCTCTCCGAAGGATTTCAGGATGATAAGTCCAGCATCTCGGAGGTTTTTCGCCTTGTCCTCGTCGATCTCGGCATTATAAAGCACCATAAGCGACTGAATGAACTGGTCTACGCCGTCAAGCCTATCGCTCTGCGTGTCGTTGATCGCGTCCAGAAGTGGAAGTACGATCTCAAACGCACCTTGTCTGGCGTTATTCAGGACATATTCCACGACCGGGATGTACCCGACTGTGTTTTTCTCATGCTTCACGATCCGTCCTGTACTGTTTACGCCGTCGCTCTCGATCTCAAAATACTCCGAACCTGTCCAAACGCTGAAAACGACCGTCAAATCGTCCTTCTTGACGTACTTGACGCCCATGACAGGCTTTTCCCCGACCCCGGAGTAATGCACGACAAATGCGCCACGCGGGTCTAGGCAGTGGACAGTGAAGGGCGTATCGTCTCCTAAGTCTGGCTTCTCGCCGACAGAGAGGGCCGGAACCGCTTTCCCGAGAATCGCAGCGTCGTTCGGAAGGATAAGCCTGTAGCCTACACCACAAATGTAGAGCCATTCCGCAATGTCGTTGTCCACGCAAGCCTTGCTGCAAAGCTCCATAATGTCGTTCAGCTCGCCAACTTCTTTGCTCGTATCTGTGTCGGAGCGGCTCACATACTGGATCGGCTCGCCGAGCAGATAGCCCGTCTTGAATGAAACGATCTCATTCGCGATGTTCTCAACGATTTTATTGCAGATTTCAGGCCGAATTTCCTTTTTCCTCTGCAAAACAGGCTGCCGCCCCTTGAAGTAGTTATAAAGATACTCGATATCCCCGTAATTGGAGATATGGTCGTTCATTGCAGATTCCAGAACTGTCAAAACATTGCTTTCGTCTACATATTCAACGTCGGTTTTGATTTTCTTGCGTCCAAACTGCATAGGATACCCCTTTTCGTTGGTGGGCCGTCTCGGACTCGAACCGAGATGTTACCGGTTATGAGCCGGTCGCTCTAGCCATTTGAGATAACGGCCCGTGACTGCCTTCCTGCTTAGATTATCACGCGCAGAATTTTTGCGGTGTATCCTCGGTTTGCCGCTATCTGCGTAGTTTTCAGCAAGCGTTGGTATTCTCTGTATGGCTAGACAGTCGCGCACACATCATCCGGGTGCGACCCGGCCTCTGGCGGCGGACGTAAGTGTCGAACTCAATAGCTCTCGCTACGCACTGTGTTCAAAGCAGGCTCCGGGGCCGCCCGGATTCATCCACCGTATGGCGGGGCATGAAGGGTTTGAACCTCCGACAGGCGGATTAACAGTCCGCTGCTCTCCCAACTGAGCTAATGTCCCGTATGTTCTGCTCTCGCCTTGACACCCGGACGAGCCGGATGCCAAGGAGGAAAGTAATGAAACATGGCCGTGCCAAGGCCGGAGCAGAACTCTTTACATAGATAATAGCACAGAATCACGTGAAAACGTCTGTTTTCGTACACTTTCAACGAAAATAGCGCACACAAACGTGCATCAATTTAGAACGTTCGGCGTTTGATCTCGATTTGCGCAGAGCCATGATACAATTCGTCGGCTAACATTGCCAAACTATCCGGCGCGTCGTCGTGCACGTTTTTACCTGTCTGTGAGAAGGTACACACTTCGCGCATAAACTCGTCGTATTCCGGTGTTCTGTGTTCTTTGTCGATGAAATAGAACTTCTTGATTTCCGGGGAATACTGAATAATCCGCCCGAGCTTGCTTTGATTGTTCGGCGCTCTCTGAGAAGTGATATTCGTTGTCACCCCAATTCCTCGAAGCAGCCTATCAACAGTCGAAGCATATTCTCCGCCGCCGTTGTTCGCCTCGAAGCGCTCCTTGTGCGGCTTGTGCTCTTTCGTCCGGTTAACTACAAGAGGCTGCGTAACGTCCTTCGCGCCCTTGCTGAAAATAACGTCGTGAATATAAACGCTGCCGTCCGTCGCTATATACGCAAAGGGCAGTGCAAGGCTGTCACCGCCGCCCCACGCAACGTCGCACACAGCGACTTTATAGAAATCGTCTTCCGGCAAAACGCCGTTGTAATACCGAAGAGACTCCGCAGGGAACAAAAGGCCCTCACGAACATAAGGTTTACCCTGATACTTCGCACACCATGTCGCATCGTCGATGCTGGCCTTCATGTCCTTGTAGTACTCCGTAGAGAAGCCAAGCCCATATTGGTAGTTGAAATTCGATTCTCCCTTTTCGTTCAGGGCCGGAATCACGCGGAATCGATATCGTGGGTTTCCTTCGTACTGCTCCTGAATCCTTCCCAGCGGATCGGCAACGTTCCACCGTGTACCGACCATCAGTTCGAAAGCCCCGTCTTTTTTTCTGTCTTTGAGCTGATTCAAATACGCATCGTATTTTGCTTGCAGCCGTACAGGATTCAAGGACTCTTCCAGATCCTCTATCAGGTCGTCCACATACAAGCATCCGCCCGTTCCGACTTCGACTGCGCCGGTCAGTGTTCCGCCGACAGACCGCGCCGTGAACGTTGGGAAGCGCTTCTTCCGCTCCAGATCAATCGTCTCGTTCTTTGCAGAATTATCCACGACCTTAACATCCGGGAACACGTCAGCCCAAGAGTACGTTTCCGCGTCCGTCAGGATGTTCATCGTCTCTCTGTAGAACCCGTCTGTCAGCTTATCCGAGTGCCCTGACATGACATTTGCAACTTCCGGTCTCTTCCCCATGATCCACGTCATGAAAAAAATGCAGAGCGTAGACTTCCCAACTCGCGGAGGCAAAGACACCCCGAGAAAATCTAACGCCCCATCGTTCAGTTCCTGCAAGTCCTGTACAAGTGGCCGGAGCGTCGCCCTTCTCGGAACATAAAACCGTTTCGTCTTGTCCCTGTTCCATTCCAGATATACGCAGTAAGAATCGAAGTCATCTTTCGCAGCCAAGAGATACGTCTTTTTGTTTATTTCGAAAAATTTGAGAACTGCATTCGCATCTTCCGTTTCTTTTACCTTCAAAGCAGTTGCGTTTCTCAACCACAAATCATGTTTGAACGCGTGCTCCCTATCCGCCTCCCACATTGCCCTGACAATGTCGAAGTAGTCCCCATACGCCGCGCTATCCTCCGGTCTCGACTCAATGAATCGCCTGATCCTGCTTAACGTCTCTTCGTACATCCTTCTCCTCCAAACAAAAGGGCCGACGCTTACAACGGCAGCCCTTCTTTGCTTCTTACACCGAACCTTTTATCGGTGCGGCGTGTATTCAATTCGGTCGAAAGTAAATGCCTTTTTACATTTTCCGTGGTAAAAGCGTTCACCGGGCCGAGACCAGGTTCCCCGCTTCCCCCTCCGGTATGCACATCCACGGCCTGTATAATATGCGCTTTATACATTGCATACGTGCATAACGTTCACGCTTCAACGACTTTCAGTATGTTTTCGCAACTTTCCGCAGATATTCAACGCAACAAAATAGATATTTGGTGGCGTTATTTGTCCGGCGTATCCGGCACGGGGGCCACTTCCGGCAGTGCGTCCCTGTACTTGTCCGCAATCTCGGCAGGGGAAGCCCCATTATCTAGCGGATTATTCGGGGTTACCACAACATCTTGTGTATCTTTGTACCCGAACATATTCTTACCGATGAAAATACCGGATGCCGGGTTGATCTTGCCGGATTGCATCCAATCATTCCATAGGGATTCAAGCACAAACATAGCTTTTTTTATCACCGGTAGGTGAGTTGTGCTCCTGTAGTCCCCTGCTCTCCATTTGCGAATAGTAGTTGCGTCCACGCCTAGCCATAGCCCCATACCTGGAACGCTTGGCTTTGCATCCTGATTGATGCAGAATTCGAAGTATTCTTGAATACGGTGTTCAACCTGCTTTGCATCGCTTATGTCGATCGGCGGCAAATCCCATGCAACCATAGCATTGCGCAGATATCGGGAATTGTCTCCCGGCTCTATGTACTCTTGGCCAAAGTTGGCGAGATCGGGCCTGTTGCGCTTGCGCTTGGGCTTTGCGATCTCTGTTGATTGTTCCTTGGCTGCGGTTGTCTTTGGCATGAACTCACCCCGTAAAAATCAAAATTGCGCTTTTGCGTCGGCTGCGCGTGCGCAAGCTAGCTTGCGGCTGCGCTGCTAGCAAAAGCATAACATTTTTTGCACGGGAAAATCAAGACTTTGTGGCGTGCCGCGGGGAAGTGGTGCCCGTTTGCGTGCATCACTTTGCGCCGTGCGCGGCTCCGTTGCGTGATCGTCGGCGGAATCGTGGCAGATATGGGAGTTTTGCGCAGGGGCGCATATATTACAAGAGTGGCGCATACTCGGATTGAAAGGAGTAAGCAACGCGCGTACATTGTACGCCGCTGGGGTGCGTCTGGTGCGCGGGGGGCTCTCAGACATGCGAGCCGCTGACGCTCCCGCATTGCGAAGATAGATACTGCACAGGATAGCAAGAGCACCGACCGCCGTTAATCGGTAGCCGGTGCTTGAATTACTGTGCTTTTTTAAGTTGCTCGATTTCCTGTTGCTGCTCGGCAAGCTGCTTTGCGTGCATACGGATAACAGATTTCAGGAAGTTTACTTCCTCTTTCAATTCCTCGGTTTCGCTCTTTGGTGTAAGCGTTTCGATAATTGTCCGCTGGCCCTCTGCCAGAAGTTCGAGTTGTTTTGAAACTGTATTTTCAATAATTACTTGGATATCATGTACGGCCCCGCGTCGGGCCTCGTCGGCGATATCCTTCACTTGCTGCAATTCCAGATCGTCAAGCATCTTTGCTTCCCTCCTTGTACGTGTATTCTTCCATTGCCTGCCGAAGAACGGTATTTACCTTGTCGCCTCGGGCCGCGCAGGCGGCTTTGAAGTCCTCAAGCAAAGCTTTTTTTACTTTTACCGTTTGGTAAGCCATGTTTTCCGCATCCCATTTTTGATTTGCTCGGCGCTGGGCCTCTGATACTGCCATTTCATCACCTCTTGCCGAAAGTATATCATGTGTGGATTACGTTGTAAAGTATAAAATTGCATAATATATACGTTGTAACTTTGTGCATGTTGCCAATTGACTATATGCGTTGCAACCTATATAATAAGCATGTAAACAAGAGATACGGAGCCGCCAAGCGGCAGAAAGGAAACGAAATGAAACTGTTTATGACGAAGAAAGAAAAGCTTGCAAAGATGGAAGCACTCACCGCAAAATACGAGGCACTCAGCAAAGCATACCGTGAAACCGTAAAAAAAGCGAAAGAAATCGAAGCGACGAAGGGCGAAAAATTTTCTTGGAGCTATTTTCAGCGGGCAGAACAACTGCTTGTAGAAATGTCCAAAATCAAACTGTAAATCCCCTGACGAGTCTTGGCAGAGTAAGACGAAACGCCTTCGGGCGTCGGGATAAAACTAAAATTATTTTGGAGGAATATAAAATGAAAATCATTAACAGCTGTGAAAAATTCCGCGTGGTCGATCTTTTGAACCAGTATGACGATCTCTACTTTGATGGCCTGAACATCTCGGCCCATCCGTACCGCAACAGCCTTGTTATTATCGACTTGGCGAACGCGATGCAGACCGGCAAGACCTGCACGCGCTGGCTTTTTAGCGTCAGCCCGTGGAAGATGGACGCAGACCGCCTCTGCATGACAGAATATGTAGAGATAGCCGCGCCGGAGTGCGACACCCTCGCGGAGCTTGTCGCATGGCTTCGCGCCGGAAAGCCTCTGCGCGAGGTGGACGGCCTGACGATCTCGGCAGGTACGCAGCCGGGCAACCGGACTTTCTCGCCATTCGCTCCCGTGAAGCCCGTGAAGCTGGGAGACCGACTGAACGCCGGGACGATTGCAAAAGCCATTCGCGCCGGGCAGATCGTCGCAGGCCGCACCGAGGGCAGATATACGGATGACTACGCATTCGACGCGGCTACAGACTTTGGACGTGGAGAGATCGACGTGCAGGCGTTCGCGCAGGACATCTACGAGAACCCGCGCGGCTGGCGCTTCTGGTGGCACGACGACACGCGGCGCGAGATCGTCGCAGCGTGCCACACGTTCGACTATAAAACGCTTTCTGTTGCGGGCTGACCGCCACAGGGTGAACGGAACTTATTTCTTCGATGGAGGGAAAACAGCATGAAAATTACAAGCATGGGCGGGCAAGTTCCCGCCCTGTTCGCCGATATGCTTAACCAGCCACATTTGCTAATTGCTGGCGCGTCCGGCTCCGGTAAATCCGTTTTGCTTAATGGGCTGGTGTGCGCTATCCTGCGCCACCATCCAAACCAGATGCAAATGATTCTTATCGATCCGAAGCGGACAGAGCTTAACGAATATGCCGCGATGCCGCACACACTGCGCCACGCCACGGAACACGGCGACATCATAGCGGCGCTTGATTATGCGATGGGCATTGTAAACGCCCGCTACAAGGACATGCAGCGGCGCAGGATGCGCACATACGACGGCGCGCCCGTGTATGTTATCATTGAGGAATTCGCCGATCTCGTTTTAACGGACAAAAAGCGAGTTCTTCCGGTCGTGCAGCGGCTTTGCCAGATCGGCAGAGCCGCAAGGGTACACGTTATTCTGGTTACACAGTGCCCGCTTGCAACCGTTATTCCGACCGTTGTTAAGGTAAACTTTACCGCCATTTGCGGCCTGCACACCGCCACCCGGCAGCAGAGCCGAAATATACTAGATATGCCAGGATTGGAGCAGCTCCCGAGGTTCGGGCAGTGCATCTATCAGACGCCCGCCGGGATGTGGCGCTACGATGTGCCTTATACTGGAGACCGCGAAATAGCCGCGGTTACTACGTTTTACAAAAAGCAACGCTCTTTTCTGCAAAGAGTCTTTGCGAGATGAGATAACCCCGCCCACATCGGGCGGGGTTCTTTTTCTGCGGTATCGCAGAAGTTTATTCCGTGTCTCCGCTATCTCCTCTTTCTTCTTTGTTCTTCCCGTTTTTCTGCAATGACGCCCGCAGGAACGCAGTTATCAGGATGTTCGCCTGTTCTTCTGTTGCGCCCGCGTTTATCGTAGCTTTGTAGAACAGCAGCGCCATTTCTGCAAGCGCTCCGACGGCGTCCATGAGTTCGCCCATCATATCCGAATCCCCTTTATAAATTTGTCGTAGTACGTCGTAGCTACCGCCATAGCCGCCCACATGTCGGCGGAAAAGCCGAAAAAAAAGCCCGGCTGTTTCTTTGTGCCTTTCCCGAAGTTCGGCTGTCCGGGCGCGTAGCGGTCAGCCAGCGCCTGCCGGATGTTGCCATCCTTCGCTCTCGGAGAGCCGCACAGACAAAGCTTTTCTTCCCGCCGGTAGATATACTCCATCCGGCGAAAACCCCGCGTTAGCGCACGCTCCCAAAATCGGCCTATCCATACGCACGTATCGAAGACTTCTGCACCGACCGCCATGCCCATTCCGGCGATCATCTCAATCGCAAAATCTGTTTCTGCGCTTTCTGCGATCTCGGAAATTATCTGCATCATTTCTGCGTTCTCTACCTTCCCGACACGAAGCACACGCCTGATTTCTGCCTCGTCGTATTCGGCCAAGACATAGCCGCTTCTGACGTTGCCGGGGTCAATGGCTAATATTTTCATTTTCAGCCTCTTTCTGCATCGCGTCAACACGCCGCTTGAGCCTTTCTGCGCGTCGCAGATGGTTTTCTGCCCGTGATATTATCCGCGTGACTGTAGACCTGTTTACGCCGTATCTGCGGGCTATTTCGCCGGTTCTGACGCCGCTCATGTAGAGCAGATAGAATTCTTCCTGCCTGTCCGTCATAGCAATTCCCCCAGCCCGAACATATTCCCTTCGCCGCAGAGGAACAGTAGCTTTACAAGGTCAACGAAAACGCGCGGATTCAGTCCGGTTTTTATCTCGATCATGCGCAAATGGTAATCAACGTCGCCCGGACTCAAAAAAATCTCTTCTGCGGTCTTTCTGCTGCTCATATTGCACTTCGCAAATACCGGTAGTATCTTCTTCTGCGTCCATGTAATGGCTTCCATTCCTTTCTGCACCGTCAAACCTCCTTGCATTCGTCCTTTCGCACGTTTACCCTATGCCCGTTTACGGAGACAACGTATCCGGTCGGCGCTCTGTGACATTCGTATTTCTCCGCAATATAGGTTTTGCCGGGAATTGGCCTGAAATCAGCGTAAATCGGAAGAACTTTTGTTATAATTACCTTAACGCCGTCCGTCCTTTTTGGTTTAGCAGCCGCACCGAGTTTTACGTGCTTTTTCTTCTGCGGGTCTCTGTATGCGTGATAACATTCCGGCGTACAAAATGCACGTTTGCTTGTGTTTTTTGCCTTTCTCGTTATCAACTTCCCACAAGTCGGGCAATGCATTGTAATTTCAATCATTTTCCCGTCTCCTTTGCCTGTAGAAGAGTTTATTATACGCCTCGTAGCGTTCGTCGATATGCGTAGAGCTGATAAGCCCGCCCGTTTTCTCCATCAGAACGTCAAAGTAACACTTTCCGTTTCCGCAAGGCTTCATCTCGCTGCAACCGCATCTGTACACACATTGTGGCGTGAGCACATCCGCAATTTCCGGCTCGATCTCATGCAGCGCCGCCTTAAAGTCCTCGGCATACTGCCGCGTCTCTGGAGAGGACTGGCGGCACAAGCGCTTGCGCATGGTGTCAATGAGCGACTGCACATTTGCTTCGCCTGTGAAGTCAACAGGCGCGTCCTGTGGTAGTTCGTCTCGCGGTATCCCCGTCCGGTCTGAACGCTGGCTTTTGATGTACTTCTCAAATTTGTGACGGCTCCAATGCGTCGCCACCCAACTCTTGATGCCGTGCCATGTCCATTTTACGGAGATATCCCGGATCGGGCTGTGCTCCGCAATGAGAATTTTCCTTTTGAAATCCACGCTCGGCTCATGGTCAAGTGGCGGCTTGCCGACCGTTGACCGGCAGTCGGAAGCGACTTCTACCCAGTCACCCTTTATTTTCAGGATTTCGGTCTTTCTGCCCATTCTCCGACGCCTCCTGTTCCATTTCCACGGCAAATGCAATCCGACAAAGTGCGTGTGCAAGATGGTCGTTTGATTCGTCACCAGCGAGCCACGCAAAAAGATGCGTAAGCGCACGCCCTACGTGCTCTTTCGCCGGAATCAGTTTGTAATTATCCTCGGTGTAGTGGTGTAATACCGCTGATTCGTACCGGACTTTGGAGAGCTGCAACATAGCCCTCGGTGGAAGCCACTCGCTTTTGAAAGGGCGGAAGGATTGTCTTCCGCCGTTCTGCTTCACTTCTTTGCGTTCGGCGATTTTCTCAAGACTCATTCCCTTTATCCTTTCTGGCGGATGAATTATGCGGCACCGGTGGCAATGGTATCCAATGCGTTACCACGCTTCCGATGCAATCCCGCATAGCCATGCCGTCGTATCTTCTCCATGTATTCGCGCTTGTGCGGTACGCCTCGCCGACAAATATGCCGTCAGTAGCAAGTACGCGCATTCCCGGAGCTGGGAGTGTTCCATCAATGCTTATCCATTTGCCAAGCAGTGCGTCTCGCTCGGCTTCCGCCTCTCCCTGTTTCCTTTGTGCAAGAGAAATCATCATGTCTTGCCACTCAACTTCTTTGCGCAGCCTTTTAATTTCATTTGATTGCCCCTTGGTTAGCGCCCGAAGAAACTCAATGGATTTCTCATACGCCTGTTTCTGCGAACGTTTTACTTTATCCGTCATATGTCCCTCCAATGTTTAATTCTCGCGCGTAAAGCTCCCGCATCCTCGGCGGCGTATCCGCCATCGATTCAAATCTCAGCCCGCTCATTCAGCCTCCCCGTAGCTGCAAAAATCGTCTTTATCCCTCACCGGCGTAAAAGTGTGCTCGTTCGCGTATTGAAAAATCGAATTTGAGCAATTACAATAAACGCCAGTCACTCCATCATTCCTTGCATACAATTCTCCGTGTTTACAGTCCTTGCACCGCACCACCGGCACAACGTCGGCGGCGGGCACGGCTGATAGCCGCGCGAAGGCTAAAGCGCTATCTCGCAGACGGCGAGCCAATGTAATGCGGATGTAATGACTCTCATTGCTATGCCCGGAAGGCTTTGCGCGCATAAGAGAATTTGCACAGTTCCGGCTGCACCCACGCGCCATCAGTAGCTTAGCGGCTCTTTTTCTCGTCATTTCTTCGCTCCTTTCCCGTATTTCAGTTTCCTCACCCATTCGTTTCGTTCGCGGAACGGCACGAACTCCTCGCCGCAGAGCGGCTTCAGAACGCGGTCAATCTGCTCCTGCGCATAGTCGGACTCCGGCTCGTTTCGCCACGCATGTCCAAACTCACGATAAAGCTGTGCCACACCGTGTGCTGTGCGCCGCATCCGCCCTAGGCCGAAGCCCTCCTGCGCCAGCGCGAGCATCCACAGATCTGTCGCTGCCTGGAACCCGGCGTTAAACCCAATGTCCAGATTCGTCTGAGCAAGCTGCTCCAGCTTCTGCATGTAGCTCATGTCGTGCCCTCCGTGAAATTTTTGGTCACCATCGGGAACGGATATGTGTACGGCTTGCACTCCGGGATATCGATCCATTCCCATTGGTTGTCGCGGTAGATCAGAAATATTTCCGCCTCCGGCTGGACGGCATACACCGTGAACACGCCACCAGATAAAAGCTCAACCTGAAACATGGTCGTTCCCTCCATCCATCTTCGCACCGCATCCTGCGCAATATTTTGGCAGCCGCGCCGGATCATCCGTGCCGTCGTCGATGGTGTAATCGCACACGGAGCAGTGCCACACATCGCAGACAAGTGCGCCATCAGCATACCCATCGCCCTCGCCAATCCACTGCCCATGCACCACCTCCGCAACGTCGGCGGCGGGCACGCGGGCTATATCTGCCCTGATCGAGTCGAGGAGTCTATTTTGTGCTGGGCTTCTGGTTGCGCCCCTTTGCCTCTGTATGGCATACAGCGCATCAGCGCGCCGGATATAATCAGTCATAAGCCATATACTCCCTTACGATTCTGCTTTGCATTTCCGGGCTAAAGACGTAAAGCGGCGTGCATCTACGCAGGATCTCTGCTTTCAAAAGCCGCTCCGCCTGCCTTTTGGTCAACTGCGGCTCTCGCTTCTTCGGCGGCAGCTCGCCTTTTGCCGCCGCAATAGCGGTCGGGTTGTGCTTATGTTGACCCATCGTCCCGCACCTCCACGCCAGCCTCGTCCAGCAGGTCACAAAGATCGGTGTCCACGCTGCTACCAATAAACTCGCCATTTTCGTCGTAGTGGTTGTACTCCGTGGTCGGCCGGGATTCTATCCCTGCAAACTCTTTTAAAAGTCTCAGGTATTCGTCGTTATCGATGAGC